GGCATAGTGTGTGGGGACAATGATGTCGTCCCCGTACACGCGCACGCGACCAGCCATACCTCTTACGAGGGTGCTGGTTACAGGAACGCTGAGCTCTTCGCTAACTGCGAGAACGATGATCGTAAGAAAGACCATCGCCTCAATCGGAAAGCAAAGAGCAGAGCCCATTGACGCGAACTTGGCCAGGGGGATAACTCCATGGCCAGGCACGTCAGCATGTGTGGATCGGCACGCAAACACAGCCTCACTAAGTGAGGGGTGCCCTTGTAGAAGATCAACTGCATGCTGAAGGGAGACACGATCGGAAGCCTCACTAAGATCTAGTGTGGCTAGCTCACCGTTAAGTGAGCCAGAGCGGGCCAGTTCCTGGTTAGGGACCTGATCCGTGAATCCAATCAGGGGACCCACGAGAGAAGAACTCTCGAGACCCCCCACGAACTCTCGCATGAGCGCCTGCTGCATGAACTGCATACAGGTTGGCTCAATCGCGATGATTCGAGGCGTCTTCAACGTCTTAGGAACCGAGACAACCCTGACGGGCATCTCGTCTCCAGGCTCTCTGACGACCACGTCTTGCAAGGTATCATAGTGCCAGTAATTAGGCACCAGATACTCCGCCATCGGGAAGATGGCGTCAAGACGCTGGGTCCACTCGTTAAGAGTCCACTTCTCGTTTCCGAGGAGTTTCTCTGCGGTGTTCCCAGGACCATGTTTTGGAAGGAGTTCGTTGAGTTCGACTCTTACATCGATCTCGCTGAAGACCTCCCAGAACAAGATCTTCGCAACCCGGCGAAAAGCCTCACGGTCAAGTGGGCTCACCAAGGAGTTGTGAAGTTGGACGTCAGAATCACAACGCACATAGGCTTCCATCGCAGCCGCTTCCCGCTCATCAGAGCAGGGAAGCTCAATCTTGCCGAACGCCATAAGGAACTGGCGCAAAGCAGCGATTGCATTGATGGAAGGGTCTGTGCGCAGAATTCCTGTGTCGCAGTCGAACACTTGACGAAGGAAACCTCCGAGGAATCGGGGGAGACCTCTCACTCGCTTAAATCCGGCGAATGAAGCGTCGTCTACTCTACCAAGATCCAAGGCTCTTTCGAGATCCTTGGCCAAGGTAGGAAGGGTAATCGTCAGAAACGATATCCCTTCGTGTTCGACACGGTCCGAGACTGTTTTCCAGTCTCGGAGGGTGCAGACCCCACATCGCTCCCCAATATCATTGAGGAGCATCTGCGAGAGTGCGATCAGGCTTTTCACCAAGGCCTCCTAACAGAGGCTCAGGGATCCTCAGCCATGGTCTATCTCACGGGTTTCGTGAGCGCCGGCCCGACCTTACGGTCGAGCGGCCCCAGAGAACTCCTGCCAGCAACCCGAGAGGGATGAGGCAGATGAAAACGATTGACGCCATTCCAAGAAGGATGGCGTCCATCGGAATCAGTTCTCACCACCAATGAGCTTGGCAGCGTTGGCACCAGAGGTAGCCGACAGCCAAGTCGCGATCGAGAGCAGAAGATCCTTCTGCTCTGCGGCTGTAAAGCCGGACGTCGGAACATCAAGAACAACGTAAGCGGACGCGGAAACGCGCACGTTCACATTGGTCAGGAGTGGATCCGTCGTGATCTTGGTGGAAGTCACACGAGCGGTTCGGCGAATACGCTTCCCATATGCATGGGAGGCGCTCAGCTGGACCGTGCTATCGGCGCTAGAATACGTCGAAGCATTGGGACCGACACTAACCCGCGGAAGCGGGGTCGTAGCGGCACCAATCGTAACGGACTGGGGATCGGCAAGAGCCATGGCAGCATCCTCGACTTTCAGGGACTATGAAGTTGTCCTTGACGGTGCCCTCTCACTTTTGTGAGAGGGGTGAAGCGCACCCGCTACAATAGGTGCAAGTTTCGCGGGCTGTTGGTCATTCCAAGAGCCGCGAGGATCGCCCACTGCACGTCCGTAAAGGCGGCAGTGTTCAACCCGAAACCATACGGAGTCGCCCGAAACCTCTCTTTTCTCTCTGTTCTAAGAGAGATGAGAGTTGACGGGAAGTGTACAGGACCAAGACCAAGGTCAAGATTCTGTGCACGAGTCGATACGTACCTGGTGACCTTTGTATGGGCCATCAAGTAACCGTATCTGATGACTAGGTCATCGCTGGAAAATCTCGTGGCGGTGCTCAATGCACTGCCAATGGAGAGCTTCCAATCGATGAGCCAGGACCAAGGCGCCAGTTCCCAGAGCAACTCCGGAGTGATCCGGGTGCCTAGAACTGCGTTGGCGAGAGCGTCGAACCTTTCCAGTCTCCCGATGAGGTTATTATCCATCGGGATGTGGTAGGTGAAACAACCGCTGAACCAAACATCACGTTCGGTGCGGACCATCTCGTCAAACGTCTTGTCGGAAAACTGCTCCGTGAGCGTTCCAGTCGACCCGCCCGCGCTAATATAGCGCGAGCCAATGGGCTGAAAGGAACGAGTCGAAGTAGTTACCGATTGGGGAAAGCGAAAACGACGACGGACATTACGCCCGTTGTCGCGTTGCAACTGCAAGATTTGCTTGTTCACGGTTGAAAGTGAACGAACAATCTTCTGCAGATCGCTGATGAAAGGCAACCAGCCAAACTGGATGTTCAGGAACTCGCTTCCAAGACCAAGGAAACGCTTACCTTCACTCTCCAGAACGGCCATGCCAACCATCGAGGGAACATCCGCAAGGAGTTCTCCAACGAATTGTGCAACGTTCGCTTGCGGTTTGGTGGGGGCAGTCGAGTTAATAGCTCGCTGTCCCATGACGATCACGTCATTCGCAGTCAGTCCATTGTTCTCCGGATAGGAGTCATGGTAAGGACTTGCGAGGTAGGGTGTCGTCTTGCCTCTGTACCACCAGTTCGTACCTTGATACTTGTACCGGCAGAAAACCTCCGGTGCAGAGTAATCGTACGACTGCTTCGTGGACCAGAACGTGTGACCCTTGTCATACTGAGGATCAAACGTCTTGAAACCGTTACGTGTAACGGTTGTGTCAAGGGCATCACCATCGCCGTCATCGTTCCTAGAAGTACGGAACGAGTACGTCTCCTGAGTGGGGATACGAGCACTGATCGGATCGACTGTGTCGAAACGAGTCTGGTGCAAGTCTGACCAAACGCTTGCTCCAAGAGCCTTGATAGGCTGCTGGAGGCTGCGCTTGGTCGTCTTGTATTCACCACTCATGGTGTCCTCCGTAGGGGTTGGATGTAGCAGAGAGCTCGGTTCAGTCCCCCCAACTAGGTGCACTGCGCGTAGAAGGGGACGGCTGGGTTGAGCGTTGTGGTGTCTAGGCGAAAGCCTAGACAGGGTTATCCACCCAATGCTGCCCGGAAG